ATTCTACTAGTGGTTTTAGATAGAAAAAGTAATCCGGCACGTTGTTGCATCTATTACTTATACAGGGTCTAGATCGAATCTCCAGTATCCTGACATATATTCGCCCTCAAAACTCTTCATCCACTGACTGTCCACGCCCCAACGATATTGAATGCCTGTTTTTAAATTTTGAAACAGCAAGCTAACTACTGCAAATTTGTTATTATTTGACGGTACTAGAGCGTTGTCGCCTTGAGTTATATTAGCAGTTGCTCGATAGGCCACTCCATCATAGATAACAATTTGATTTGAAGCATATACCTGTGTACTAGTGGTTAACGGAGTTGGAGTAGAAACTACCCAAGTAGGAATTAAATCAACCCATGCAGTACCACTCCACTCTATAATAGCATTGGCCTTTATTACAGGATCACTGCCATTTAGATTTTTCCAAGCATCGGGCCCATCATAGTTAAAGGTTGGGTTGAACGGTGGATTGTCAACTAGAGTCCCTACATTAGTACTAGTATTAACATCATCTAACACCAAATATCTAGTGCCTGCAACTATAGATTGATCGGCAGTTTCTTTGTTAGGACGTTTAGGGTTGAACTTGTAGGGATCAACAATGGCATCCACAGTAGTACGACCAGCAGGATATACTGAACTAAAAATCACAGTATTCGACGGCCGATCCTCAAGGTTTACCAACAAGCGTGTAGGGTCTAGCTCATTGATTACAAAAGTACCGCCCATTTCATTACCGTCTGCCTGTAAGAAGAATATCTTACTGATTCCAGAAATATACCCACCATAAATACCTACTATGGTATTCCAATCGATTGGTTGGCTGGTCTTTGTAGGAGGTTCTAGTTTGTTATTGATAATAACTTCGTTGGGAGAAACAATTGATACATCGAAGTCGTTGGCTTGATCATTGCTGCTTTTTAACAATAATATTCTAAAGTTTCCGCTAACATTTCTAGTGTGTATTGAGTTTCCATTACCGGCATAGATTAAATCATCAAGATTGAGTACATCACCGCTTTCACCAAACACGTTGGCAACAATATTTCTAATAACACCTAACTTCTTGACCTTGGCAGGCGGGCTAATATAAATTGGCATTTTAAATTCAATAGAGCATATGTCAATTTCACTATCGCTTGCTTGGGGAATAGTTCTAGAACTAAAATTTAACGTAGATAAATCAATAACACTGAGACTGGTCCAGTCAATGTAGTTGTCAGTGGTTTGTATTTCTAAACTGGGATTGAACAGTACTAGAATCTGTTCCATTAGTTGTAATTTTTGATCAGTATTTGAAGTCCATATGTCAGCTTTCATTGACAGGTTAAACGGAGTAGGCATTAGTCTTTCAACGGTGTACCCTGCTCCTTGATAATTTTTATACTCTACCGCACCGGCATTTTCTTCCCAAGCACGTTCGTTGATATGTAATTTGCTAACAAAGCTAGCATCGGCTAATCTAGTGGTGTCCATTTCTAGACCCGAAATATAACAGGCAATTCTAGGCACAGTGGACATTTTGTTTTCACTGTTATCTTTGATTATACTAGCCACTTGCCTAGTCATATCACCATACATTACTGGCACATGATTCAATGTACCGTCTCCGGCTTTGTATTTGAACCCTATGAACACACGCATGAACTGTGTGACATACCGTCTTATCTGCCCGTCATAAAAATAGTCCATTACTCGTCTGCCTTTGGTCTAAGAGCCTTGGTAAGGCTTTGCTTCTCTTTAACTACGTGTCCATTAACTACAGATTGTGTAGGATTATTAATGAAACTGGTCTTGTGTGTTACTCGTACATCTTTATCTAGGAACACATCGTTGGGTGAACCGCCAGCTACTACATCTTCGTAGCCCATATTGCTCATTGTCATTCTGTTTACGTCCTCTACCTTTATCCATCGTGTGCCACTATATCTAAATAACCTCTTAGGTAGATAATCTGTTCTTAAACAGAACTGTCCAATAGATGGAGCAATAGGGAACGTAATTCCTGCAGTGAACGGAGCGCCATTTGGCGGTATACCATCACCGTCGCCAATTCTAGGACCATCGTAATCCGGGCTTTGGTAAATGGTGCTAGCTGTAGATCCTACGTATATAGGATTATTATCTGCATCAAATAATAAATTACCTTCAGCATCTGTGGCCTGTGTTTGAAAGCTGGCCAATGACTTAGTAGTTGAAGCATCTATAAGTTCAACTCTGCCGTCTGCATCTTTCTGTATCATGTAATGGCGAGTAGTATCATACCCACTCTTAGGTGCATCTGCTTCAGCTTGATCAAGAACTGCCTGTGTAATCTGCATTTCTTTTTCATACGTAGACATGATATCTCGTAGAGTTTGATCACTGCCTTCGCCTGCTGCCCCGTCCAGTATTTCTTTAAACTCTTGACTGTCTACTAGGGGTTTGCATTTTGCACGATATAGGTGCGGATACCACGTTACTGAAAATCCTTCAGCTGCACGATTAACTTCTTCGACTACAAAGAAACGTTTTAGAGCAAATTGTAAATCGTTAAGAGCATACTCGTCTTTTAGATGCGGCAATTCAATAACGTCACCTGAAATAATCTTACGACCTAATTTTTCTACAGTATCGTTGATGTGAAAAGTGATAAAAATTGTATCGTTTTGTAAAAACAACCCAAACTGACTTAGATTAAAATCAATATCTTGTAGACTGTATACTCCCCGTAATTGATAGATATCAGGATCGTATTTTCTATCTCTGTTTTCTAAAAATAACAAATCTTGAATATTGCTAACACTATTGCCTGTATAGGCAGGAGTTGTTGGGGTAATATCGCTGCTAGATCCTGGCCCAATATACTTGTGAACAAGCACATCAGTACCGCCAACCTGGAACATTTCCCAGGCGGTTTTGTCAATGAATTTGTAATCGTTGCCCTTTTCGGGCCTGTATAAACTGAGTCTTGGCATAGTAGTATATTTACCGCTACGATAAATAACAGTATGAGCCAAATTGATCAATCCAAACAAAGCGTTTACGACTACTGCAAAGCCATGCTGGGCGACGGCATGATTGACATTGAACTAGATCCTATACACTACGAAACTGCCCTAAATAGAAGTTTGGGTGTTTTCCGCCAGCGTTCAGATAATGCTGTAGAAGAAAGCTATCTGTTTTTAACACTACAGCAAGATCAAAACGATTACATTTTACCTAAAGAAGTTCAACAAGTTCGACAGATTTTCCGTAGAAGTGTTGGATCACGTAGTGGCAACGGATCGGGCGGTACAGTGTTTGAACCGTTCAACATGGCCTACACAAATACCTATTTGTTGTCATCTACAAACATGGGCGGACTGTTGACCTACGAATTGTTTTCACAGTATCAAGAGCTAGTGGGCAAAATGTTTGGAAGTTTTATCAACTTTACATGGCATTCTCAAAGCCGTAAATTAACTATCCAACAACGCCCAAGAGGATTCGAAGAAGTTATGATACAGGTCTACAATACTAAACCTGACTTTGCCATCATCGAAGATACATATGCCGGACAATGGATCAAAGACTACACATTGGCTAATTGTAAAATGATGTTAGGGCAAGCTCGCGAAAAGTTTGCTCAAATTGCAGGACCAGGTGGCGGTAGCTCACTAAACGGCGCTGCTATGAAATCAGAAGCCACCGCCGACCTAGAAAGATTAACTAAAGAATTAGAAACACTAGTTTCTGGCGGATCCGGTTATACATTTATAATTGGTTAAAAAGGTTTGACCTTGCAATAAATTTGTAGTATAATGTTTCTAATAGGAGACATTTATGATTATAGGTATATGCGGATTTATTGGCAGCGGTAAGGACACAGTCGCTGACTATCTAGTTAACTTCCACGAATTTAGAAGAGAAAGTTTTGCGTCCACCCTTAAAGATGCAGTAGCCGCAGTCTTTGGCTGGGATCGTACCATGCTAGAAGGCCGAACTAAAGCTGCACGTGAATGGCGAGAACAAGTAGATCCGTGGTGGGCTGAACGTTTAGATATGCCAACACTAACACCACGTTGGGTGTTGCAATATTGGGGCACAGAAGTATGCCGAAAGGCATTTCATGACGATATCTGGATTGCCTCATTAGAAAACAAAATTCGCAATTCACGAGATCACGTAGTAATCAGTGACTGCCGATTTCCTAACGAAATCGAAGCTATTAAAAAAGCAGGCGGTAAAATCTATTGGGTGCAGAGAGGCGAATTGCCCGAGTGGTATAACGATGCGCTCAGTGCAAACCAAGGCAGTAATCTAGGTCTAAATGCTATGAAGATGAAAAAAATTCATGCTAGCGAATGGGCTTGGATTGGTTGTGAGTTTGACGGAGTACTTGACAATAACGGGACTATTGACGAATTATACAATAGATCAGAAAGACTAGTAGTCGGCGACAAGATCGCCTTGCCGCCAGATAATGCCGTCCTTGCTTAATACACTGACACAATTAGCGCATACTGTTTTTAAATTATTATGACGGCAATTGTCTAGATTACCGTCAACATGAAACACTCTAAATACTTCCGAGTATATTGATTTAAAGCCGCACTTATCACAGGCATTTTTTATTCTATACCCTGCTCTAAACCAGCGGGGTATTCCGTAATTAACTCCGTGAGCCATACAGATTTCGCACAATGATCTATAATAGATCTTGTCGTTTTTTTTATAGTTAACAGCACGGGGTCTTTGCCCGCACCTACAAAGCGGTCTCATAAACATATTTACACCTTTTCAACCCCTTTTTCATCTAGTATAACAGGCCAATTTTAGCGGATACCGCTAAATAATATGAGCAACTATTACCAGGAGAAAATGGGATGGCACTACAATCACCAGGCGTACAAGTTACGGTAATCGACGAGAGTTTTTATACACCAGCTGAGCCTGGTACAACTCCTCTTATCGTTATTGCAACCGCAGAAGATAAATCAAATGCAGCAGGCACAGGCACTGCTGCTGGAACAACACAATCAAATGCTGGCAAGGTATTTAAGATTACCAGTCAACGAGAACTTGTTGATACTTATGGAGTTCCGTTCTTTGAAAAGACAGCTTCTTCAAGCCCAATACATGGCGGAGAAAGAAACGAATATGGACTACTAGCAGCATACAGCTTTTTGGGTGTAAGCAATTCAGCATTTATTGTTCGTGCAGATGTAAATCTAGACGAACTAGAAGGTCAAACAGTCGCCCCGGGAGCAGAACCAATCAATGGAGCATGGTGGGTTGATACACTAGCGACATCTTGGGGTATCCAGGAATGGAACGGCGCAGGTGCTGATACTACAGGCGGACAGAAGTTTGCATTAAAAACTCCAATTGTGTTAACAGACAACGACGAATCCAAAGTTGTATCAAATACTCCAAGATCATCAGTTGGATCAATTGGTGATTACGCAATCGTATTCCAAACAGTACTAGGAACTGGATCTTATACTGCCAGTAGAGAATTAGCTACATTATGGCTTAAGTCAGCAGGCGGCACATATGCTTCAGGAGCACAAGTAATTGCAGGAGATTGGGTATTGGTTGGAAGTCCAGAATGGAAGGCCAGTTGGCCCACTGTATCTAGCACAACCACTACTGCATTTGTTGCAGGCGGAATTCTTAGATTAAATGGAAACCCTATTACTATTGCCTCAGGTGCAACAAGAGCTACTGTAGCAACAGCTATTAGCACACTAGGAGCAGCTCAAGGAATTAGTGCAAAAGCAGTCGGTGGCGTTTTACAAATTTATTCAGACGGTGAAGATTCGAGTGCATCTGATTCAACAGCAGTCACTAAAGGAATTATACAAATTACCGGAACCGGTGATGTGTTAACAGCACTAGGTATCACAGCAGGAGATTATTATCCTCCTTCATTACAACAAACTCCACATACTGTAGTTCCAACTTGGAAATCAACAGGTACAACAGCAAGACCAACAGGTTCTGTATGGATTAAAACAACTGAGCC